CGCTCGCCTTCAATGTCGCATGAACCTTTCTCAAGGTCATACCAATACGAGCCATCATCAAACGTGTGAACTATTTGATCGGGATCTTCCATCTCTGCTAGTTCTTCTTCGGCTTTTTCATCAGCGCCAACCATAAGAGTATACTCGTTAATAACCCTGATGTTGTCTGGATGTAAATTTAAGAACGTGAAGGTATCACGAAAGCGTGTCTCAAATGCTTTCCACGCGCGATCTTCTGTGTTCTGTAGCACCTCTTGAACAAACTCGACCACTTCACTCTTGAGCCCTAACTTGCTAAGGTTCTTCGTAGCCCTTTTAAAAGCTCTCGGCCACTTGCCCAAAGCCTCATCTTTAATCGTTCGGTTGATGTTCTTGAGCACTTGTCTGGTGCGTTCGGCTTTCTCCTCGCTCCACTCTACATTTTCTTTCAGAATGCTCTCAAACTGAACGTCGAGTTTGGGAGGCTCTAAGTCATCCTGCTTCGTGCCGGCTGTGTAATACGTAAGAGCATCGAGCAGCGGTTCTATCGCCTCAAAGCGAAGGCGCTGCATTTGTATGCGGGGCATATACTGGTGGAGATGCGTTTTCTTCCATCGGTGCCCCATCCACGTCTTTGCGCTCTCGGGCGCATCGTATAACGCAGACTCTATAAAGTCTGCTATCATTTCGGTTAGCCCGATGTCTCGGACTCCCTCGTCTAATCTTACATTTTCTTTTAAGTAACCAAACCAGTTTCGTGTAGCAAAATCCATAAATAAACCTCAACAATATAAATAGTTTGCTATCTCCAAAACAGTTGAACGCCCACTATAAGCATGGACAAAAACACACAAATCATCGTTTTTGTCGTAAACATGCTCTCGTTAAGGAAGTACCACGTCAAAATTGGAAAGGTCAAGTAGGACATACTAAAGATTAGAAATCTAGGCCCCCATACTTGGCCCATCTCTTCGTAAGCAAAGCGAACGCCATACAAAAAACATAAGCCCGTTGGAAGCCCATAGACAATAACCGCAACGATAGGATGCTGCTTCCACCACTCCCACACAAACTGGCTATTGATCTGAAACCACGCTAGAGTTTGTCCTAGCGCAAATAAAGAAAGCGCCAGCCAAAGTTTACTAGAAATTTGTAACAATTATATCCTCACAATTATTTTTATTTGTTGTTAAGTTTCCGTTCTTATCTGTCATTTTAATGTTGAACTTGGAATATAAAGAAAACACATAAGCGTGCGGCTTATATAAAGCAATCCACTTAAAGTTTTTTTCCTTGATTATATCAAATAATTTTCGATGATTGATTTTATATTGCTCAAGGCCATAGCTCTTGCCATCATCAAAAAGGTTATAATTAAATTTACCAAGAGGAAAGAGATGATAATTACCAGAACCTACAATAGTTTTAGCTATCGAACAAATGTCTTTGCCTGAATCGTGCTCCAGGTGAAAATTCTCGACATAAAAGTTTCTAAGATAAGATATGCTGACTGGATTAAAAAATTTTTTATTAAAGTCTCCAGAAGATATTAAACCTGAGTTAGAATATCTATTTAACATAAAAAAAAGGGCTGAACGTAAGTATGGGTCTGGATATTTTGGCCAATTCTCTTGTAAAATATGAAATGTACTCTTATCAATAATTCTACTTACTTGTTTAGATGTTACCATTTCATAAAGAGAAAATGAATCCTCCAAAGCACACTGCCAAAATTCATAAATAACATATTTGCTGGTATGTGCTGATATAAATCTTTTGGAATTGCACAAGGCAAACTCAAGTTCACCACTATAAAATAAATAAGAATCCACAACTGAGCCCTCGGGAACTAGCTTTTTTATTGTAGGGAGCGCGGATATGTGATTCTCACTATATTTAAGAGGAGACTTCATCAGACGCTTGTTCTATAGATTCTTTAAAGTCTTTAATTTTTTGCGATAGCCCCTCAGCGTTAGCCTCTTTTGCTTGTGTTTGCTCTGCGGCAGATAATGAGGCGCTGGTCTTATAATTTAAATATCCGTGAATGATATTGCTTATATCGTTAAGGCTTTGATCAGCTGAAGATAGTTTTGTTCTAATGTCATCAATTCGATCGCAGTTGCCTATCGTTAGCGGGGCGGCCTGATTAATTTGATTGCACTCATTAACAGCTTGTTGAATGTGTGTAAGCGCACCTTTAATAAGTCTTTGAACCTCTACGTCAAGCTGATCTAATTCAACAGAATATTGTATATTAACTCTTTGTCCCATTTTAACCCCTCAATAGTTGTTTGCCTTTTTTAAGCGTACTTTCAATTACTTCTGGTGAACCAACCACTACAATTTCTGTGCCGGCTTGGCCACGATTAATCGTAAGTTTAGAAAACTGGTGAGCTTTATCAAGGCCGGTGGCCACGCGGCCATTTTCATTAAGCTCTTTCATACGCCTCTCTTCCCTAATCATCACTACATGCTCAGGGTTAATAAAAATTTCTCTTAATGAATATGATTTATTAGTCGTCACAGCTCCATTATTACATACTTCAGTTAGTTTAACGAGCATATTCACCATCCACGTGATATGTGAGAGATTTGTTGATAGTCCACATATTTCCGTCGAGAAACACATCATAGCACCTGTCGCCCTCACCACATACAACAGCGGTGCGAGGCGCTTCAGTTATCAGATACCTTTTGTCGCTTCCTTCGCGAAGCCAATGCAATCGTGCATGTTGGGGGATCCACACTAAATCTCCTTTCTGCATGTTTTTTGTCATGTTTTACTCCGTTTGAATAATTCCATAATTAGTAGTTATTAGTGTTCCCGCACAGCTAGCTGCATTTTGTAACGCGGTTCGTGTAACTTTAACGGGATCAATAACGCCACTTTTAAATAGATCAACTACCTTGCCAGTTCTGAAATTCCAGCCACAATTTTTCTCAACATTAGAAACTTTGTTGATAATTATGTCTGGCGACTCTCCAGCATTAACAGCCATCTGTCTCAAGGGTTCTTGACATGCCGCCTTAATAACTGAGGCTCCATACGCTTGCTCGGCATCATTTGTAGTTATGGCAATTTTTTCAGCGGCGCGCAATAAAGCTGTGCCCCCTCCGCAAACAATACCCTCTTGTTGTGCCGATCGGACTGCTTCAAGAGCATCTTCAATACGATGCTTTCTTTCGGTCATATCGACCTCAGTTGAGCCTCCTACTCTTATAACAGCGACACCTGACGAGAGTCGTACAATTCTTTCTTGAATTCTCGCACACAAATCAATCGACTCAGTATCTTTTATTAACTGCTTTAAAGATTGAATTTTTTGTTCAACTGCTTCGTAATCGCAATGGCCACCAACTATTGTCGTATTATATTTATTGCTTTCAATAAATTTGGCCGTTCCCAAATCTGTCATTTTAACATCTGAAAGCTTGGCGCCTGATTCGCGGGTGATAAACGTTGCACCCACAGAAGTAGCAAGATCGCTTAGTATATTTCTGCGCTCCTCACCATACATAGGCGCTTTGATTGCTGCAACTTTAAGAGTGCCGCGCATGGCATTCATAATCATGGCCGCTAGCGCTTGACCTTCAACATCTTCTGCGACCATCACAAGTGGTCTGTTCTCTCTTGCTATCATTTCCAAAACAGGCAAGATAGACTCAACATCAGAAACCTTGTGATCTGTCACCAAAAATAGCGGCTCATCATAATGCATCACACCACGACGGTCATCAGTTATAAAAGCGCCAGCACAAAAGCCAGCATCAAACCTAAAGCCTTCTGTAATATCAAGCGATGTATCGACGGAACGAGATTCTTCGATAGTAATAGAGCCATCCTGACCAACCTTATCAACTGCAGTAGCTATTAGTTTACCTATAGTAGAATCATTATTGGCAGAAATAGTAGCAACATGTTCAATATCTGCTAGTCGTTTAACTGGCTGAGAAAGTCTCTTTAAGTTGGCTACCACTTCCCTAACAGCCAAATCGATGCCACGTTGTAGCTCGATAGGAGATACACCGGATGCAATGAATCGCTGGGATTCACGCAAGATGGCTCGCGCAAGGACCGTGGAAGTTGTGGTTCCGTCTCCTGCTTCGTTGTTCGTTTCAATAGCCGCCTGACGTAAGATTTGAGCGCCTGCATTTTCAAATGGATCCTCTAGTGCTACAAAATGAGCAACCGTCACACCGTCCTTGGTGATAAAAGGTTGCTTGTCCTTTTCTTTTAGCAGAACGTTGCGACCTTTCGGTCCAAGTGTTGACGCTACGTTGTCTGCCAGTACGTTAGCGCCTTTAATAATCTTTTGTTGAAGAGTTTGATTGTCATCATAAGCTCTGCTCATTAGTCCCTCATATGGTTAGATTTATATTATAATCGCTGAATAGTTTTTTGTCAAGGTGTTAATTTACATTTCTTCTTCGGGCGTGCTTTCACTTGTGTCGGCTTGCATAACGCCCTTCATGGCACCTTCAATTACCTTGGTGTTGCTAATAGCTTTATCGCCCTGGGCTATAGCGCGAGAACGACGATCGTTAGTAAAATATTTAGTGATATTTTCTGAAAGCAGCTGGGTGGCTTTAAACAAATCATAGAGTTGAGTATTTAGGCGATCCATGTACATCACAGCAACATCAACTATTTGCTTCTCCGATACAGGCAAGACGCCCAACGTATCATATTTAACTGTATCTTTAATGCCTTGAGATTTC